TTAAGGAGATGAAACGTGGCAGATCCTAAAGTAGGCACTGGTAAAAAACCAAAAGGCTCTGGGAGGAGATTATACACAGATGAGAATCCGAGAGACACTGTTAGAATTAAGTTTGCGACCCCTGCGGACGCTCGTAAAACTGTGGCAAAAGTTAAACGAGTCAGCAAACCTTTTGCAAGAAAAATCCAAATCCTTACGGTTGGTGAACAGAGAGCCAAAGTTATGGGTAAGGCAAAGGTGGCTAGCATATTTAAAAAAGGTAAAGAAGCAATTAGGAAAGGAAGGAAAAAATGACTAAACGACCAGCTATGTTGGCCTCACTTAGAGCTCGATACGAGGCTGATATTGCAGAAGCAGATACTACAATTAATATTTATTTAGACAATCCTGTAGCGATAGGAGAGCATCCTCAACACTTAAAAGAGATAGATAAACTCTTAGCTAAGATAGGACATGCAAAAGAAAAACTAGAGTCGTTGGAGGCGTTTGAACAATAATGGATGTAGAAGAATTTTTAACTAAACTTAGAAAACATCTCAGAGATAAATACCAACAAGTTGGAGAACTTATGGTTGCTGGCGGTGTTGACAATATGGAAAAATATAAGTACTTATTAGGACAAGCAAGAGTTTACAAAGAAATAGATCAGGAAATCTCTAACCTGCTAAACCCAAAGGAGCAAAAAAATGAGCGAAACAAAAAACAAGATAACATCATCAACTTCGGAGAAACAAGAGACTCCTAAGATTAGATTAGCCTTAGAAGAAAAATATAAAGAAGACGAACAAAAAGAAATTGAAGGCTACGAACGAATAAAACAAAAAGAATCAGACAAACTTCCAAAACCAACAGGATGGAGAATTTTAGTTCTCCCGTTTAAAATGCCTGAGAAAACCAAAGGTGGTTTATTTTTAGGTCAAGAAACTTTGGAAAGACAGCAAGTGGCCTCAACCTGTGGCTTAGTATTAGCTATGGGTCCACATTGCTATGACAAAGAAAGATATCCTGAAGGTCCTTGGTGCAAAAAAGGAGATTGGGTTATCTTTGCAAGATATGCGGGTAGCCGAATACAAATCGATGGAGGAGAAGTTAGATTGCTAAATGATGATGAAGTATTAGCAACCATCGAAAAACCCGAAGACATACTTCATCAATATTAACAAACATAGGAGTAGACTATGCAAGAAATAGAAAAAACAGTCGACATTGATACTTCTGGTCCCGGAGCCGAGGTTGAAATACCAAACGAAAAGGAGCAAGATAATGTTGAGAATAATGAAAACAGTAATGAGTCCATTGACTCATCTGAGAAATCTGTGGAGCAGTCAGCTACACAGGATAGCGAACCAAAACAAGAAACAAGTGAAGAGAAAAAGGACGAAGTAAAAGAAGAACAAAAGAAAGAGTTAGATGATTATTCTGATGGTGTAAAAAGAAGAATAGCAAAACTAACTAAAAAAATGCGTGAAGCAGAGCGAAGAGAAGAAGCCGCTACGCTTTATGCAAAAGGAGTTTTAGAAGAACAAGAAAAATTAAAACTCAGACTTTCTAAAATTGATACAAGTTATGTATCAGAAATGGAAGGTCGTATTAAATCAGGTATGGAAGCAGCTGTTGCAAAACTTGCAAAAGCTAGAGAAGAAAACAACATCAAAGATGAAGTTGCTGCTCAAGCTGAAATATCTAGATTAGGTTATGAAGAGGCTAAACTTGTTGATATGAAAACAAGACAATCAGCAAAGAAAGAACAGCCTGTTGAAGAACCAATTATCAATGAACAATCTGTTCAGCAAAACAGAGTGGACCCTAAAGCTCAAGAATGGCTAACTAAAAACCCTTGGTTTAACAAGGATAGAGTTATGACTGAAGGGGCTAAAGTTATACATAGACAATTAACTGAAGAAGAAGGCTATGATCCTGAGTCTTATCCTGAAGAATATTACTCAGAAATAGATAGAAGAATAGCACTTGAATTTCCTCAGAAATTTGTTAAAAAGGAAGCTGATACGACGAAACCTACTCAAACTGTTGCTTCTGCAACGCGTAGTAGTAAGACTGGTCGCAAAACACAGAGACTCACATCATCTGAAGTAGCAATAGCTAAAAAATTAGGTGTGCCACTAGATAAGTATGCGGAACAAAAACGAAAACTCACGAAGGAGGCATAGCATATGAGTACAAAAGATAAAAAAGCCGACAATCGTGCGAGTCAGGTTAGCAAAGGTCAGACGACAAAAGTTGAGTCTAGATCTAATCAGGTTAAACCACCTGAACAAAACAAACCTTGGACTCCACCATCGTATTTAGATACGCCCAACGCGCCGACTGGCTTTAGACATAGATGGGTCAGAGCGGAAATTTTAGGGTACGTTGATACTAAGAACGTTCAAGGCAGATTACGATCTGGTTATGAATTAGTAAGAGCTGACGAATATCCTGAAGGAGATTATCCATCTTACCAAGATGGAAAATACGTAGGGGTGATTGGACACGGTGGCCTTGTGCTGACAAGGGTACCTGAATCGGTTGCAAAAGCAAGATCTGATTATTATCAGAGAATGCACGAAGACAAGGTAAAAGCTGTCGACAACGATCTGATGAGGGAACAGGACCGGAGAATGCCAATCAACATCGATAGGCAATCTCGTGTTACTTTCGGTGGTACGAAGAAGAGTTAATTTTTTAACTATTTCTAGTCCCCGGATAAACTAACTAATGTCTTTAAGGAGGACAAAACTATGGCAAATAAAGATGCTGCCTTCGGTTTAAAACCGATTGGCAAAATAGGTCAGAATAGAGACAACCAAGGTTTATCCGAGTATGATATCGCAGCTTCTGCATCAGCGATTTACTTCCAAGACCCTGTCGAAATGGCAGCAACTGGAACAATCACTGTAGCGGCAGCAACAGATACATTATTAGGATCACTTACGGGTGTCTTTTTTACTGACGCAAACACAAGCAAACCGACATTTGCTAATCACTTAGACGCTTCTAATGCCGCAACGGACATTAAAGGCTTCGTAGCTGATGACCCATATGAAAGGTTTGAAGTACAAGCGGACGGCGCAACAGCAGCAGCTGACGTCGGACTTAACGCCGATATTGTGTATGCAGCAGGATCTTCTCCAGACTATGTATCCAAAGTGGAATTACAAACGTCTGATCAGAAAACTGGTACAGCACAATTAAGAATACTTGGAATATCAAAAGATCCAGATAACAACACTGCAGGTTCTGCAAATGTTAATTTGGTTGTGATGATTAACGAGCATTTCTTAAAAGGCACAACAGGTATATAATAGGAGAATAGGAGTATAACTATGGCAATATCACGAGGACAACTAGTCAAAGAACTAGAACCAGGGTTGAATGCACTATTCGGCCTTGAATATAAAAGATATGAGAATCAGCATGCTGAGATATACACTACAGAAAATTCAGACAGAGCGTTTGAAGAAGAAGTAATGTTATCAGGTTTCGCGCAAGCTCAAGTTAAACCGGAAGGAAGTGGAGTTGTTTTTGACAATGCTCAAGAAACTTACACTGCAAGATACACTCACGAGACTGTGGCTCTTGCTTTCGCGATAACTGAAGAAGCGATCGAAGACAACTTGTATGACTCTCTATCATCAAGATACACAAAAGCGTTAGCTAGATCGATGGCAAACACAAAACAGGTAAAATCTGTTAATCCATTAATCAATGGATTGCCAAGTGTGACAACTGGAAAATTCACATCAGGTGATGGTGCGAACTTATTCAGTACATCTCACTCAACGATTGCTGGTAGTGTGAAAAACACATTAACAACACAAGCTGACTTAAACGAAACATCATTAGAGCAGTCATTAATCGACATTGCTGCAATGACAGACGAAAGAGGTCTAAAAATTGCTGCAAGAGGCGTGAAAATGATTGTACCTAGTGAGCTTCAATTCACTGCTGAGAGATTGATGAAATCTCAAGGTAGAACAGCAACAGCTGATAATGATATCAATGCGATTGCGTCTATGGGAATGATTCCTCAAGGTTACAGAGTGAACAATTTCTTAACTGACACAGATGCGTTCTACATCATTACAGATGTGCCAAATGGAATGAAGTATTTCGAAAGAGCCCCAATCAAAACAGCGATGGAAGGTGATTTCGATACTGGAAACG